AGCAACACAATATTCTAGTATTGATCTTTTAGCAGACGTTGATACTACAACTACTGCACCTACAGCAAACCAAGTTCTAAAATGGAATACTGGTACAAGTAAGTGGGTTCCAGGAGATGACAATGCAGGTGTAAGTTCTGTAAACTTATTTGCCACGATTGCTGGTGATACTGGTAATACAACTGCTGATTCTGCTACAGACACATTAACTGTTACAGGTGGAACTAATATTGCTACTGCTGTTGTTGGTGATGTTCTAACAATTAACTTTGATGGAACTCTAACTACAACATTTGCTGCCTTAACTGATACAGATACATCTGGTATCACTCAAGGTGATTCATTATTCTTTAATGGAACTAACTGGGTTCCTGTACGCAGTCCAATTACTTGGTGGGAAATAAATGCTAACGGTCAGGCAGATTACACTGTAACTGGTCCTGGGTTTAGTGGCACAGTAAATGATCCTACATTCTATGTTTATAGAGGGTTCACTTACGCTTTTGATAATTCAGTTCAGGGTAGTGGACATCCTTTCAGGATTCAGTCTACTCAAGGATTATCTGGCACACCATATACTACTGGTCAAAGTGGTAGTGGAACTACTGTATTATACTGGACTATCCCTATGGATGCTCCAACAACACTGTATTATCAGTGTACTCTCCATGCAGCAATGCAAGGAACAATAAACGTTGTAAGTTAATATAAATGACAAGAGTTGTCCCTGGTACTGGTGCCGACATTGAACCGATTTTTGATGAATTTTTCGGTGTTCGTGCAGTCAGAGTTATAAGTGGAGGATCTGGATATACATCATCCGATCCCCCACGTTTGACTGTTACTGGTTGTGGTACACCAGATGAGGAAGCACTTCTTGCAGCTATTATTGATGATGATTCTGGTAGAATTATACACGTTCGTGTTCTTAATAGAGGAAAAGGATATGATCCTCTAAGATTACAAATTGTACCAGAACAAGAAACTCCTAATGTCGTAAATTCATTTGATATTAGAAGGATATTTCAAAATCATCCTAACAGTCCTACAACTGCAACATTCGGTACAACAGGTACTCCTCCTAAATCTACAGATAGGTTAACCATAGTATCTGATAACTCTCCTAAGCCATCTCAGATCATGTTGACTGAAAGGCAACCTGGAGGTTCAGGTGATATTGTAGACAGAAATTTCAATCAGGAATTCATTTATAGGGGTGGTAAGGATGTACCTAACCCAGGCACTAGAGAAGAACAAAATAATAAAGTATTAGGTATATTAGCAAACGGTGGTCTGCTTCATACTCCTGAATGGGGAACTGTAGGTGGTGCACCAACAAACTTTTCTATTGATACGGTAAAACATCACAATGTTATGACCGCAGGGTCATTAACTTATAATGCTATTCTCGAAGGTAATCAATGGTATTATCAAAACAGTAATGTTATTAAAGAGTTTGATAATGTTAATGGTGTATTTGAGTGGGGTAAATTAAGACCTTTTACTTGGAAGATTAAATCAGAATTTGATAATGTATTACTTAACGTTACTCTTCCAGATGAATCTATAGGACAATTTGAAGTTGGTAGATATGTTGATGAGGTAGGTGGTACTGCTAGAGGTGAAATTGCTAAGATTGTTAGAGATAATCAAAATGCTGTAAGTAGAATATATCTTCGTAATGTATCTGGAGATGCCTTTACTGATACTGATCTATGTTTAGGATCTAACGGATTCCAATTTAGAGTTAACGGTGCACCAATTACATTCCCTAATGGTATTTTCTATATTGATTTTGGAGATGAAGCAGATGAATTTGGACCATTTGTTCCAGGAACCTATTATATGTCTCCTGAGAATATTCAGGTACAAGCAAATTATTTAATTATCTGGGATCAATCTGATGCAAGTAATGGTATTACTGGTACTCATGCTCAAGGGCATCCAATGCACTTTAGTACGACTCCAGATGGTCCTTTAAATACGACTGCAAGTCCAGCAGGTACTTTATACTATAATAGTACAGGTGTAACTCAAGCACCATCAGCAGATTACGAGAATAATTTCCAACCTCTATTCATAATGAATGGAGATGAAACAAACAAGATTTATTATCATTGTGCACATCATCGTTATATGTCTGGATATACAGGTGATGAAGGTTATATGATACTGAATACCACTCCAGATACTTCTGCACGTCCTAATAATTATTATCATACTGGATATTATCAATCAGATTCAAATGATCCAAATACGATTGATCTTTCAAGACATGTAGATGGACACTCTAAGATATTGGGTATGTCCTATGATGGATATCCAATTTACGGTCCTTGGGGATATAATGCTAGTGGTACTGTAGCAAGAGAGACCTCTGGATTTAGATTAAGAACTACTGCTGAACTTCCAGGTACTAGACCTGAAGTTGTTACTGCAAGTACAGTAACTTATACAGTTGCTATAGCGAATAACAAGTTTACTTTTGATGGTGGTTCTCCTGCATTCTTAAATCTTAAGAGAGGTAAGACGTATGTCTTTAATCAGAATGATGCAACTAATGTTAATAATCAATTATTAATATCATCAACTGAGGATGGATGGCACGCAGCATTAGTTGGTAATACTGACTTTGTTTGGGCTGGTGCAGCAGGTGGAAACAGTGGTACTACTTACCAATTAGATGGTGCAAATGTAACCTATGCAGCATATATTGCTGGATTTAATGCTGCTACTGCAAGATCTATTACATTTGCAGTTCCTGTAGATGCTCCTAGTTTACTTTATGTCTTTGCTTATAATACTGCTAGTGCTGGTGTAAGAACAGTTCAGGAAGGTTATATCCTCGGAGATTTAACACAAGATTATATTTGGGATACTTCTACTGGTACTCTTGATGCTTATAATGGTAGATTTGCAGTAACTCCTGAATATCCAAATGGAACTTACTGTTATTATATGACTGAGGATGGTTCAGGTGATCCTACATATCCTTATGCTATTGGACCAAAATATTATGGAGTTCCTTATTTTGAAGGTGATACACTTCCAGCATTATCAACTAATTTCCCTGAAGGTGCTGAAGGAAATATTGTATTAAGTACTGATAATCCTGGTCAAATATCTTATATTAAGATGACCCAAAAGGGTGATAATTATTTCGGACCTGCTGCTGCAAGAATATTAGGTGGTCAAGGTACAGGTGCAACTGGTAGTCCTGTTGTACAAACTGTTACTGGTTTATCACTATTAAATGCTGGTAGAGAATATGCTAGTCCTCCAACACTTATCTTTGAAGGTGGTGGTGGACAAGGTGCTGAGGGTGCTGCTCAAATTGATAAACTAGGTAAAGTTACAAGTATTAATGTTGTAGATCAAGGTGAGTTCTATCAAGAAGCACCATATGTTTTAATCACTGGTGGCGGTGGTATTGGTGCTAGAGCAGAAGCAACTATTAGTCAAGGTGCTGTTACTGGTATTAATATTACTGAACCTGGTACTGGATATACTTCTGCACCAAATATTATCTTTACGAAGTTAGTTCAATTAAAACGTAAGACTAGAGCAAGACAGGCATATAATTCTACTGCTATATTCTTAACAGGTTTAGTTAAGAACGTTACTGCAAATGATAGTAATATATTTGTAAACTCTACAGATGCTTATCCAGGATCTGGTACTCTTATTCTGAATAAAGAGACTATTACATATACTTCTAAGACTGCAGGTAAGTTTACTGGTTTAACTAGAGGTGTTAACTTCAATTATGACCAAAGGGTTATTCTTGATGCTGGTCAGAATGACAGTAATGGAAATTCAACTTATCAGTTTGATGTTGGTGATAGAGTTATTAGAAAAGTTGAAAATGCTAATAACAAGGTTGCTAAAGTATATGACTGGGATCCTACAACTAGAGAACTTCTAGTTACATTTGAAGTTGATGAATTAGCATTTATTGATGGTGGTAGACCATCAACTGAAGATGCTATTGTTCAGTTTGATGCTGGTGTTGCTAATAGTGCTCAGGGTGGATTTAATCCCCATGTTCTGTTAGATGACCTTGGAGGACCAGGTATTGTTACATTAACAGTTCCTATTGGTCTTATGATAGATAAGAAGTTTGAAGATAATGATGAATTAGATGGTGCTGGAGATGGTATTATCGATCTTGTTAATTCTGGTACTGATTATGAAAATCAGATCAGTCTTGATGGTGGTATGTTCTTCTCATTATATGGTATTGAGGAAACTGTAG